GGAATCGGCACAATAGATGTGTCGGTGACTGCATTGACCTTAGAGGACCCAGTCCCATATGCAGTGCCCGTCCACGAAACCTGACACGTAATCGTCGCGTCCGTGAATGCGATTACACGGAAGATACACCGAAACTCGAACGACTTTGCGCCCAGGACGGAGTCGAACGGAATGTTGATTTCTGTCATGGCATCGGCAATCGTGGACGGCTGTACGAATGCAGGGTAGAGCTGGAGGGCGCCTGCAAGTGGGTAGTTTTCCTCGAGGAATTGGCCTGCCATGTAGATCTCGAACGTGTTGTTGACCAGGAGTTGGTTGGTAGGAATGTAATTACCAGTCACCTGCTGCGTCGTGACATCGGTGTACACACCCGCGGTGAGATCGTAAATCGGAATAGGAATTCCGGTCTGGTACGAGAACGCAGCGCCGCCTTGCCTTGCCGGCCAACCGGACACAGGATCCTTGAGAAGATATTGACCAGCCTGCGAGGTTTGCGACGTGATCGTCCCAACTACGGGGTTAAGCCATGCCTTTTTCTCTACAGTTCCAGAGTTTAGCGAGTTCAGGTCCATTTTTTGTTTTTTATATTGGTGACATACGAAAAAAAAATAAAACCTTTTGCCGTTTTAGGCGATCTGCCGAACGTAGTATTGGTCCCGCGTGACGACCTGCCCGAATTGTTGCCCTTGAGCCCAGACGATAAGTTGAAACGCATCTTCCACTGTTCGTGAAAAAGTCGTCACGACGTTGGGAGTGGCGTCGCGCCCGATGTAGGACCGCGCACTTGTCGCTGCACTTGAACTGGAAAAGTACGAAGCCTGGCATGTTATAGTCGTGTCAGTAAATGAGACCACTCGCAAGGTACACCGAAACTCGAACACCTTTGCGCCGACATTACTGTCATACGGAACGAGAATCTCGACTGCGTATTGCCCGCCCGTAGGGTCACCACTTCCGAACGTCGGGTAGAACGCGAGCGTCCCGGTTCCTTGTGGATTGTCGGTGAAACTGCCGCTCATGTAAATCTCGAATGTAGAGCCGACAACGAGCTTTGAGATAGGGATGAGGCTACCGACAACACCGAAAGTTGTCATATCGATGTACTGGTACGCGCTCGACCCGATATTGTACACAGGACTCGTGAGTGTGTTTTGGGATGCGTACGTGATACTCGTGACCGGCTTACTAATACCGGACCGAGCATCCGCCGTAACCAAATTAGCCGCAGTAATCGAACCAACGACGGGGTTAAGCCATCCCTTTGATCCAACGGTACCAGAGTTTAGCGAGTTCAAGTCCATTTTTTGTTTTATATTGGTGGCACACGAAAAAAAAATAGGCGGAATCGTCGTTCCTACGTTTTTACTTGAGCATCTTAGCGAGCTGGGCGCGCGTAACCTTTTTGCCGCCAACCATACGGCCTCCTACGTTCCCTCCGACGAGGCCTCGACCAACAAGGCCGGAACCTTGAGGGTTGATGAACGAGTTGATTCCAGTCGCGATAGGAGCAAACTCAGGCGCAACGAACGGGAGAACCTTCGACGCGATGTTCGCGACAGGTCGGATGACCGACATGAACCCCTTAGCGAAGTCATCGAAGAAGCCGCCACCGTAGAGGTCGCCGGATGGCATGAATGGAACAGCCGGCTGCATCTTAGACCGGAGGACATCCTCGTTAGTGAGGATACCAACAGTGCGCACGACGTTCTGCTGAGCAATGGTCATAACACCAACGCCGAACACGAGGACTTGCAGAGACACACCGGCCATTGGAAGGGGAATGTACGGACCATTATCGTCTGGCGCGATTCCAGAAGCCTGAGCTGTCTTGACATTGTTGAACGTTACCTGCATTCGGAGGTTATATGACCCACGCAAACCAACGGCCTGGTTAGCACGAAGCGGGATGTCCTCGCCGAAGTTCAAGCACAGAACAGAACCGCAGTCACGATTCCACTCAGTCCACGTCAAGTTCGTGTTGTTCTTTGCAGCGATGTTGTAAAGATCGACTGTCGTAGCCGCCGCGAGGAGCGAGTCTCGGTTGTCGAACGAGATGTTGATAGACTGGATAGACGCGAATACATCGGCCTTATACGGGCTCGCCGCACTGTCTGGCTCGTCGAGGAAGATAAGCAGACGCTGAGGAATCGAGTTCAGCTGGACGTTGTTCATGTTGATGACCTGCTGTGTAGCACCGGCCGCAATCGTACCCGGGAGAGTAGTAGTGTACAACGTAGGCTCGTAGTACGGGTAGTTGTTGATGTCCGGGATGATCTGAAGAGCGTCCGGCGTCAGGAAGTTCATGTAGACATAGCACTCTTTAGTAACAGCCGTAATAATCGGATCTGCGATTACGCTATTGTCGACGAATGTACCTACTCCGTCTATCGAATACACAGCAGCAGCAAGATCGGATCCACCACGTCCGCCGAGCTGAAGCTGAAGGTTCATCGTCTGGACACCAATCAACCCCGTATCCTGATCGCCTCTCTGGAACAGGAACGGGCTAAGGAACAGTGGTTCGCGGACAGTGAACCGAACGCGCGCGGTAACCGGCGTAAGTGGAGCAGCTGGGTTCCACGGCTCATTATCGATAACCTGGATGTTGTAAAGAGACGTCCGCGACGTTTGCAGAGGATTTGCACCACGCTGGGCGAACGGCGACAACGCTGTACCGTCTGTCTGGACATATGTCTGAGCCAAGTCGAGTATCGTAGGCGTCAAACCCTGATCGATCTCCGACTGCGCGAGACCATTTGCGTATCGCGTAGTCGCGCGCCAGTATTGGCCGAGATTCTGCGAGAGCTGATCGTTGTTGATGGATACCTGCAGAGACCGAGTCGCATTAGCGAGCGGATATGCACGGGGTCCGTTTGTGCCGTTGATATCGCCGAGAGTTGTACCCGGACTCGCATCAGGAGCAAGAATAGCGCCGGTTCGCGCGTAATTTAGCAGCGTTGACTTTCCAGTTGCCGGAACACCAACAAGCGTGACCTCGAAAGTAGCCTCGATGAACACGCGCCTATTCACAAACACACGCGTCGACGGCGGATTCAGAGTGAAGTTGAGCTGGTTCCCGGACGACTGACCGCCGTTGGGGACGAACCTAACATAACCGGCATCCTGCGGACCGTCGAAGATCTGGTAGGTTCGGCGAGAATAGCTATTCACATCGGTACGCGTATCGACGACACGCTTGGTCGCGAGGGTCTCGACGGTGATCGACATTTTCTTTTTTTGGTTTTTACATTACGGTACTACGAAAAAAAAAATAGAAGCGCAGAGGTTCCTAATTTATTTTCGCCGGAACATAATCTTTGCCGAGAACACTCCGTTTGGCGGAAGCTGAATCTGGTAAGCCGCACCGGTATAAGAAGTCCACCAGGCCTGGAGAGTCACTTGATAAATCGGCTCGCGACCTCCGAGAGAGATCATCCTATATTCAGCCGTTGGAAGGTACTCGATGCGGCTATGCGCCTCCATCGGGTTCTGGTCCTGAGGCAAGATGAAATCCGTGATCATCGGAATCGAGTTCGACGAAGTACTGCCGTTCTGTCCATATCCGACAGCTCCTGGGATCGACTCTCGTTGAATCGGAAGCGAACTCGTGGTGAGGTAAATCGTACGCGCTGCCTGCCAATTCGAGATCGACTTTGCCGACTGTTCGAGGTAGACAAGGTTACCGGCAGGATAGTAGCCAGGAGACTGAAGCGTGAGAGGTAGACCGACTCGAGAGGTTGCCGCCGTCTGAACATAATTGGCGTTCCACGTGAACAAGAGAACATCCTTGTTGAGAGGCTGCTGAGGACCGATGATAATCGCCGGGAAAGCATACAGGTACTTGTAAGCAACCTCGTTCATGTAAATTGCGAAGTCGTTGTAAGTAGTAGCGTAGTCAGGGCTAAAGTATAGCCTGAAAAGCTGCGTCGTCGGATCCCACACGAGTCGAGGCGGGAACTGCGGCTTAGACCCGCCGATTAGAGGCCATGCAGTCGTAAATACGTCGTTGATCATCTCGGTACCAAGAGCGATGCTCTGCACGAATCCGGTAGGGTCTTGAGCCTGAACATAATACGGGCCATAGTTGACACCCGAGCTACGGAACGTAAACGAAAGCTGGGTATTCGCGCCAGTCCCAAGAGGGAAAAGAGCGACAGGCAACAAGATCGAGTCTACGTCGAATCGCACGACAGACATCTCCCATTGTTCAGGAACTTCGATGATTGGGACGGACCTACCATCTTGTATGTCAGCGAGAACACGACCGGCTGTGTTATTGACCATGGTCGCATTGTAATATACAATATCCTGGCTTCGTCGAATAGTATCGGTCATCGTAGTTTTTTTTGTTTATACATGAGAGATAAAAAAAAAGAAAATGGATCGGTCTCTGTCAGACAAAGAAATCACATCAAGAAGTGGTATGAAATGCCACTTGTACCGAGACCTGGAGCGCCTGATACAGCTGCCCACAATGCCGTTCTGTCTTCTTTACGAGATGCAGCCATGTACCGGTCACTGGTGCCTTGTGCACGAGACGGTGAATACAGACGGAGTCCCGTGTATCGAGATGTTCGATAGCTACGGAATATTCCCGGACAACGAACTGAACTGGGTAACCCCGGATTTCAAGAAAGTGTCGGGTCAGCAGCACACACACCTGCTTAGGCTCCTTCTTAACAGCGAGAAGCCCATAGCATACAACAACGTGCGCCTACAAGGAAAAGGAACAAGCACATGCGGTAGATGGTGCATCCTAAGACACAAGAACCGTCACATGTCAAACGAGAAGTTCTGCGAAGAAGTAAAAAAGGAATGCTCTTCACAGAAACTGAGTCCAGACCAATACGTATTTCTTAGCGTACCCG